AGAGCGGCGCGGATTTATATCATAATCCGCAAAAAGATTTTCTGTTTCATCAGGCCAATCCATGGAAAGGTCATCTTCTTCAGTTTCGAGAGTATCGGAACCAGAGAAGTGATCTTCTATCCACTTAGCGACCTGACCAGTAAGAACTGGGAAATCAAGTTCCTCAATCACCAAATTCTGATGCTCCTCTACTTGTAGAGTTTCATCATTCATTCGATTAAGAAGAATCTGCAGAACGACTGGCACAACTTGCCGCATCATTTCTGCTACCTTATCACTATTAATGAAAAAGTATTTGATCCCAAATCCTAACTTATGTCGGGAAGGGTAATGGTCAAAGGGGATTTTGAGAAGCTTCTGAAGCTCCTCTAATCCTCCTTTTTCCTTTATCTTCTCGATTGTTTTATCAACCTCAATTCTTGAAAGATCTGAAGTACCAGAGTTATCTGGTGGTTCTACACCTCCGAAAATTGTTCGTAAAGAAATTAGCGATTTCTCGCTACTGTCATTTTCTCCATCGATAGATGGAAAAGCAACAGCTCTTAACTTACAACCTCCAAAGTGTTCATCACCGGTAAACCCGGGTACAGGTAGAGATTTCAAGAATGGTGAAATAATATCATGAATATATGATCGTTTGCTTAACTCTCGTTCTTTCGAACTAAGTGAAGCATAATCAAAATTCAGGCTTAATCCACCATGAGAAGTTGGGACTTTCAAAGACCTAACAGTTTTCCTCAAAGGCAACAGATTTCTACGAATAAATTCATCGCGGATCTCTTGAGTTGCCCCAAAGTAAAACTGGGTCTCTTGAAAACAATAACCAATTGTAGCTCCTGTACGGGTTTGGCATGACACCTTACCCGTATGGAGGCACTGGCCCTCATAAAATAATTGAGAGTTAACAGTACAAAATTTGTCGTCAATAAAGTTCTTTCCTAACGATAAGGAAAGACCAACGGTAGGTGCATTAGCACGCCACTTATTGATAACATCAATTGGTCCACAAGCAACGACATCATCGCCATTAATCAGATATTTACCGGGTTCAAAACCGGATTCTGAGACAATGAAGTCGTTCAAGAAACAGAGGAGGGGGAAGCTAAGCAAGCTTCCCATGAGTTGGCCAGACGATTGCTCGCCTAACTTACCTCCCGGGTACTCAATAATATGATTACTGCACTCGTATCGAGCCCACTCCTTCGTTGAAGGATTGGGTAGAGATTCGAGTATGCCTTCTAGAAGGGCATTAGTAACAGACATTGGAAAATTGTCTGTCGCAGCAGTATAATCACCAGACAACCACAGATCTTGCTCACTCTTGTGAGCCAAGATACCTTTGACTTGCGCCTCGATTCGATGAATCCAGGGTAAGCCTTCGGTCATAAAGTCTTTCCATAAAACGGATTTGGAACATCCATTAGAAAGACAAAACTGTGGTAATTCTTCTAATACCTTAAACAACGCAATTTGCATTGGTTGTAAAGCTTTCGTCTCAGACTCAGCAATGGTAATCATTCGAACCTTCAAGGGTTCAGATAACGCCATAGCTTTGACTCTGGGAGGATCAGCAGGGGGTAAAGAAGAAAAAGTTTGGTAAAGAGAGAAATCTTCCTTCAAATAAGGAACCTTAACATCTTCAACACTTAAATCTACGAGAGTAGAGTTAGGGTCGATATTGTAACGGATTCTTTTAGAAGAAATCTTCTGACACCATTCAGGTGCCAAGAATTGTTGATCATATTCAATATGAGCAGCAAATCTCTCTTTAATATACTTAAGTACAACTCGAGCATCGGAATCTAAAGGAATAGAGTTAGACCAAAGCACTTGCTTTGAACTATCTATAGCCCTTGGAAAAGTAGCTGCATTCGAATAATGATTGCTAGTTACACTGTATTTTTTATTCCACACATTCATAGTGGTTTCATTAAACAGAGTAGCATCGCGATCAATTAATCTAAAAGAATTGGAATTCTTTAAGAGTAAAGGAACAGCTATCCGACGCCAAACAGCGACTGGCTCTTCAACAACCATGGTAGAAGTAGTAACATTAAAATTACTACCATAACCACAGTTAGTTGTCAAGATAATGATAGGTGAATTGAAACACCTACCTTTATCTGAGAGTTCAGCCATTGGAACAAGATACCGATTAGTTGAAACGAGTTGCTCGAATTCAACAATGTCAGATCGGTCTGCTAGATCTTGTCCAAAATCATCAAGAACCACAATTGGTTGATTCTCATAACCATCCCAGTGCTTACTGGAACAGGAACGAGAATAACTTAATTGATTGTCTTCCAAGTTCGGAAAAAAACTCACGCCCAAGTTGGGCAATATAAGTTTTAACCGTTGTGGTCTTACCACAACCTGGAGGGCCAATTAATCCAATTACATATGGTTCGATTCGCTGAGGTTTAGAAGCTCCGCACTCTTTATTCAAAGTGTGACGAAGTCGAGATCCTTGGCACAATGTACGCTCCTTAGCAAGAGCGTTCAGTGCACCCCCGGAACTACGTTTAGTTTCGAGGGTAGAGTGTGAATTTGGTACAACGGTTGAAAATGGATCATAATGCTTCTGCATCAATTTTCCAATATTCTGACCGTAGGTACGAAGTTTCGTGAGAAAGACTTCTGGTACCACCAAACACTCTTCTACTGGCCGACAAAGTGAATCATAATGTTTTTCATAACTCTCATCAATCATATCTTGTCCTACCGGAGCACAAAGTGCTTTCGATTGAATAAGATTGAAATAGAGACGGGTCCTCAAAGGACGATTAGTCGCAAGATTGCGATCTAGTCGTTTCTGAGTCCCAACTGGAAAAATCGGAATAGCTAAATCAGGGTACCCAATGGGTAAATCCTGGTTCATCTTTTCTGAAAATAATCCAGTCAATGATAACTTGATCATTTTGACATAGAACTTCTCCTCCTCACCTTTAGGGAATACCTTTAGGTAATGGAGTAAGAGAGCGAATTTCCGATTTTTAGTCTTCATCCGCGTAACCACACAAGTGGGTCGCGCAGACAAATTCTTAAAATGAATTCGAGTAGTAGGAAGATTCTTACTATTTCGAACAGAAATTCGAGTTCGCCAGGGCAGACATACATGTAAGTGTAAATTATATAAACTCATATGTACGGCATCTGCCAAACCAAGACAGTGCTCAAACCGGGATTTATTCCGGATGAAGTGAGCTACTGACTTTTCTAAAGGAATACGAATACCAAAGAGAGATGATACAGGATGACCCAAACGCAGAAGTTGCGCTAGAAGGTCTAAATGAATTCCTATATTTTTCTCTCTAAGGTTTGTTACTTGCTTTTGTAACTTCGTAAACCGAGATTGTGAAAGACCTTTAGGTCCGGCCCGCTTGAGATAAGCGGTTAGACCTTCAGGTGAAACAATCATGTCGAATCCATCCACTTCTATAAATAAAAGTGAAGGCATTCTTTCTTGTATCTTTTGCAAAGATAAAGATTGCTTGGAACACTCTGAAACAGTTTCTAAATTAAGGAACTGTTCTTCGAGTGATCGTAAACTACCATGTAACATAGACGCTCTCACGGCGTCTGCAATTACGTGCATATTTCTATATGTATTAGTAATAAGATGTTACAGCCGAA